TCAGTGAGCGAAATGCCACGACCCTGGAGCGCGGTTCTCATCGTGCTCCAGGTTTTCGTGCATGAAGATCCCGGTCGGGTTGAACACGGTCAGCGCCGCTGTGCCGTCCTCGTGGGGCTCGGTGATCAGTGCGGCCCGGCAGGCCGTGGGGTACTCACCGCCCGGGGTTCCGTACGACTGATAGTGAACTGCCTCGGAGAGGTATGGACGGCGGGCGGGGTTGGACATGGTGATCCTTCGCTCGGCTGGCCGGCGGTGCAGTTGACAGTCTGCCTTACCCTGAACGCATGTCCAGCGCAGTGTCCGTACCCGACGCCAACAACCCGGCGTACGGCGGGCCCGAGCACATCCAGAAGGCATGGCGGAGGCTGGCCGGCGGGGCCGAGGCCGCAGTGATCGCGCTGCTCGAAGTGGCCGAGACCAGCGAGTCGGACACCGCGCGGGTGATGGCGTCCAAGGCGATCCTGGACCGGGTCGGCCTGGGTGGTGCGCCGGAGATCGTGGTGCAAACCGTGCCGGCCGAGTTCGACCGGGCCGCCTCGGGCACCGATCACACCCCACCGTCGGTGGCGGTGTACAAGCGTCTGCAGTCGCTGCGTGACGCCAGCCGACTGCAGGAAGCTCGGGACACCGAGGACGGCGACATCATCGAGGCCACCATCGTGGAGACCGAGCGGTGATACTCTGAGCCGGTCCAGCCCCCCTTGGACACGCAACACCCCAGGAACCCCGCACGACCCCCCGGTGCGGGGTTCCTTACTGTCCGGGCACTGCCGGCGGTGGCGGCGGGTCGGCGTCCACCACGGTGACCGGCTTGACCGGGTTGGGCAGCGAGATCGTGGCGATGATCGTGCAGATAGCGATGGCCAGCTGCAGCCACCGGTTGTACTCCCAGTCCTCCCCCACCACCTCGGCGACGGCGACCAGGATGGCGCCGGCCGTGACGGCGATGCCCTTGGTGTAACCCAGGATCCCGTCGGGAGTCAGATCGGCCGTGGACGTGACTACTGCGGAGTGTTCACCCATGCACGTAGGGTAAGCCAGCAGGGTTGTTCACCTGATGTCCACGATCTGCGCAGTGAACGTCGGACGGCCCGTCTGCAACCGCGCAACCAACTCCCGCAGCCGCTGTACCTCCACGATCAATAGATGCCGATCGGTGTACACCAAGTCGTCGCGCGTTGACAGACCGTCGCCAGCCGAGTTGTCACGTGCGATCATGGCGGCCAGATCGTCGTCGGGCAATCGTTCGGACATGCGCCGACAGTAACGGTGGAGGATGAGGATGGCAGTTACCCCGGTGTACAACTGGCGGTTGCCAGACGGACCGGTCGCAGCAAACGGCCCACAGGCCTTCGCCAACCTGGCCACGGACATCGAGGCGACACTGGCGGGGGTCGGGGTCAGCACCTACACCCCGAGCTGGACCAGTGACGGATCCCAGCAACCGGCCAACCCCTCGTCCAAGGTCGGCAAGTACCGACTGGCCAACGGGTGGTGCGACTTCTCGATCTACATCGGTTTCGGTGCGTCGGTGAGCGGGGGTAAAGGTCGACTGGCCCTTGGGTTGCCGGTCGCTGCCTCCAGCTCCCTGTTCGAGCAGGTGGTGAGGTGCAAGCTGTGGGTGCCGGCCATCGGAAACTGGGACGGGATCGGGCTGATCCCCGCTGGCAGCAGCTCGGTGTGGCCGCTGTGGACCGTTGCATCCAACAACTCCACCATCACCTACTGGCGCAACAACGACGACAACAACAACCCTGGCACCGGGTATCCACAGATTCCCGGTCACTGGACGTGTGAGAGCGGCGGCAACGTCGTGGTCTCCGGCCGATACCTGGTGTCCTGATGCCGACGACCAGCGCCGTCTACGGATGGCCACTGCCCGAACTGAGCGACCCACCGGCCGGGCCGGACCAACTGTCCGAACTCGGACTGGCGATCGAGGACACCGTTGCCGGTGACTCCGTCATCACCTGGACGCCGGAATGGACATCGCAGGGAGCGCCCAAGCCGGCGAACCCGGCCTCGATCACCGGCCGGTACCGGGTCGCCCAAGGCTGGTGCGATTTCGGGTTCAGCATGACCATGGGCGGAGCCACCACCGGCGGCGTCGGTATCTGGGCGTTCGTTCTGCCTTTCAGTGCGAACGCAGGGGTTGCCGAGCAGGTGGTCATCGGAATGCTGGTGGAACCACAGGTCGGGCTGTTCCCCCTGCACGGACTGATCAATGGTGGCAACAACTTGCTCTACGCCTACGCGCCACAGGGACCGGCCATGTACTACCCGCCACTGCGACAGTCGGACGGCGGCGCGAACTCCTACATTCCAGTGAACGCGCCCGGCCCGGTGCAGACCGGCGGGCGGGTGACGTTCAGCGGGCGATACCTCGTCGCATGACCAGTAGTCGGCGGTCGACCCTGGACCTGTCCAACCTGTCCTTGGAACACCAGGTTGCCCTGCTCCCCTTGGAGGAGCAGGAACAGGTGCTGGCCACCCTGGAACTGGACGAGCTGCAGTACGACTGGGGCTGGTTCGGCCGACCGAGCCAGATGCTTCCGATCCATGGGGGTGATGCCCAATGGAACCTTGCGGTCGCGCTCGCCGGCCGCGGGTTCGGTTGAATGCAAGACCCTGATGGGCGCCCAGTGGATCCGTCAGATGGACCGCGAGTGGCGCACCCTGGGCCGGGACCAGAGCAACATGCGGTTCATCCTGCTCGGCCGGACCGCCGGCGACGTCCGCGACGTCATGCTCGAAGGACCCTCCGGACTGCTGAACATCTACCCGCCCAGCGACCGCAACCGCATCGTCTGGACCCCGTCCCGGCGGCACATCGAATTGCCCAACGGCTCAACCGGTCTGGTGTTCTCCGGTGAGGAACCCGACCAATTGCGTGGTCCCGCAGCGCATATCGGGTGGTGTGACGAGCTAGCGGCGTTCAAGCAGATCCGACTGGCCGAGGGGGAAGCCACTGCCTGGGAGAACCTGCGTATCGCCATTCGGCTCGGCGAACACCCGCAGGTGCTGGCCACCACCACCCCCAAGCGGGTGCCGGTGATCCGCGACATCCTGGCCGAGAAGGCCCGCAAGTCCGATCAAGTGCTCCTGCGTCGTGGCCGCACCTACGACAACCCTCACCTGTCCGGGATCTACCTGGAGGTGCTGGAAGGACTGTATGGCGGCACGGCCCTGGGCGCCCAGGAGCTGGAGGGCGAAGTACTGGACAACGTCGTCGGCGCCATGACCGACGAACCGACCGTCAACCGCACCCGACTGACCGGACTGCCCGACGGCATCCCCTGGATCAAGATCGTCGGGGTCGACCCGTCGGTGTCCAAGAACCCGCACGACGAGTGCGGCATCGTGGTCGTCTACATCTCCAAGACCTGGCCGGTGCTGCGCCGACACGCCTTCGTCGTGGACGACCTGTCCGGCCGGATGAGCCCGGACGAGTGGTCCCAGGTGGTGATCACCGCCGCCGAAGCGCACGATGCCACCGTGGTGGTTGAGACCAACCAGGGCGGCAACGTGGTCACCCAGCTGCTCAAGCAGACCGCGGCCCTGCGCAACCGTCCGGTCCCGCAGATCCGGGAGACGTTCGCCTCGCTGAGCAAGGCCGTGCGGGCCGAACCGGTGGGCGCCGCGTACAGCCGGGGCCGGGTTCATCACATCAACGTGCTGCCCGACCTGGAGTCCCAGATCACCACCTACGTGCAGGGTGAGACCGGCTACTCCCCGGACCGGCAGGACGCCCTGGTGCACGCCTGTGCCGCCGGTCTGTTCCCCGAGGCGCTGATCAACGGCGGCGTGGGCGGTTCGGTCCTGCGCACGGCGGCGGCCCAGCAACTCCAGCTCGGGTTCGGACGCGGAGTCGTCGGATGACCGAACCCGGCGGCAACCCCGCTCCTACAGATCCACCGCCGGAGACCGAGCACTCCACCCCGCCGGTGCCGGTGCCCACACCGCCGCCCGAGCAGGAAGAGGCCGACCACCTGCTGGCGGTCATCGCCATGATCGTGGCCGCCTACATCGGCTGGCGGGCCGCGACCAACCGGGGCGAGAAAACCCGTGACGAACTGCTCACCCCGCTCGGGATCCCGGCCACCGTCACCTACGCCCTGCAGCAATCGGCGCTGCGGGTGCTGACCTGGCAGCGGTCCAGCAACGGCCGGGCCGGGGATGAGCTGCTGCCGTACGTCGCGCAGGGTGTCGCCGCCGCGGTCAAGGCCGGCGTCGAGGTCATCGAGGACACCATCGTGGACTGGGACGACGACGAACGGATGGACGATGTCGCCGCGCGTGCCAAGGCTGTTGCTGCACTCGCCCGTGCGGTGGCTCGAACTACCTCCAATGCCGCCATGGAGGCTGTGGCGCAGGCCGCGGGTTGGTCCCACAAGACCTGGTTCACCCAGCAGGACTCTCGGGTACGTTCGGCGCATAGAAGCATGCAGGGGCAGAAGGTGCCGCTCAGCGGCAAGTTCACGGACGGTGCCGGCCGATCCTTGGACTACCCCGGAGATCCGACCGCGCCGGCCGACACGTGGATTGGCTGCAGATGCTGGATGACAATCGAACGTCAATGAGTGCGCTACGTCGAGTTCGGCTGCTCCCGGTGTGTGCGTGTGCGCTGTGCCTGGCTGCGGTCAGCGTGGTGATCTACTCCCAGGACTGGTGGACCCCGGCGCTGGTGATGATCGGCGCCGCCGCCTGCCTGGCCTACATGGACCGAACCGATCGGATGAGCCCGTGATCCTGATGGACATGCTGGCCGCCCGCCGGCTCACCCAGCTCATCACCGAGGACGAGATCGCCAAGCCGCTGCGCGAGCCGATCCTGGCGTGGGGCGAGAAGCACACAGAGGGCACGTGGCAGGACCGGGTGGCCTACCTGGTTTCGTGCCCGGCGTGCTCATCGGTGTGGGCCGCCGGCGCAATCTTGATCGCCCGCCGCATCCCCTACGTCCGTCACCTGGTCCCCGTGCTGGCCATCAGCCAGGCCACGCTGGCGATCGACGCCTGGATCAAGGCCAAGGAGGCCCAGTACTGATGTCCGAGCCACGGCCAACGCTGATCCGGTACACCGACCTGTACCCGGCGATCATCACCCCTTTGCCCGATGGCGTTCCTGAGGGTGTCAAGCTGCGAATCCTGATCACCGATCAGTACCTCACGATCGGCTGGATCTACGGGTCCGGCGACATCCGGCGCAAGGACATCCCGCTGAACGAAGGCGATGTCGGCGAGAATGTCACCTACGAGGGTGGCACCGTGCGGGTCTACACCATCAGCCGCAAGGGTGCGTGCTCCACCTGCGGAAGTGGCGGGAGGATGCTCGGCTGGGAGCCTTTCCCTGGAGTGGCCTACATCGAGGAACCCCGCAAACAGCTCGCGCTGCAGCAGCGAGTGATGGCCCGCAGTGCTCGGGACGGGACGATTCCGCAGCGATACACCCGACGCTGACCTGCCCGGAGGGTGGTCTACCGGCTACCCTTCGACACCATGGGTCTTTTCATGCGGCCGGAACAGGCCCCCGTCACCGCATCGGCCCAACCTCTCGCTGCTTCCCGACGACACGCCACCGCTGCCGCCTGGAGCGCGTCGCGGCCGCTGGTGGCCGCCGCCGAGCAGATCCAGCTGGACCCGTCCAAGCCGGACGAGATGCGCAACCGGCCGTACACCGAATGGCAGGCCCGCGCCTGGGAGGGCTACGACGCCATCGGCGAGATCAAGAATGGGTTCGGCATCAAGGCCAGTCTGCTCACCCGCATCCGGCTCTACGCCGGGGTCGTCGCCAACCCTGATGAAGCCCCGGTCACCATGGCCGCCGCGATCAAGCGGGGCCTGGTCGATGAGCGCACCGCGGCGGTGTGCAAGGCGCTGATGGACTCGCTGCTGCAGTTCTCCGTCGACCTGATCCGCGCGTTCTCCCTCAACACCGACGTGGCCGGCGAGTGCTACCTGATCCACCTGCCACAGCCCGACGGCACCAAGGCATGGACGATCGTGTCCACCGACGAGGTGCAGCCCGGCATCGCCGGCTACCAGCTCCGGCAGATCCGCAACGGCGCCAACCCCGTCCAGATCCCCGAGGGCACCTTCATCGCCCGGATCTGGCGCAAGCACCCCCGGTTCTCCAAGGAGCCGGACTCCTCGCTGATGGGCGTGCGGGATCCGATGTCCCGGCTGCTGCTGTGCGAGCGGCTGTTGCGGACCATCATCCGGTCCCGGCTCAACGCCGGCATCCTGTTCGTCCCGGACACCGTCACCTCCAACCTCAACGCCACCCAGACCAGCGAGCCGGTCATCGAAGAGCCCGGCACCCTGGACGAGCTGCGCGCCTCGGCCGCGGTCGACCCCTCGGCGGCCATGCTGTCCGACCTGATCCAGGTCATGTCGGCGCCCATCACCGACGAGACCAACGCCGCCGCGCTGGTGCCGATGATCCTGCAGGGCCCGCAGGACGCCGGTGAGAAGATCCGGCACATCCTGATGAGCCGAGAGATTGACGAGTACCTGGTCAAGCAGGCCGAGGGCGCGCTGGACCGGGTGCTCAACGGCATCGACATCCCCAAGGAGATCGTCACCGGACTGCAGCAGGTCAAGTACTCCAACGCCATCGTGATTGACGAGGGCATGTACAAGTCCTCGATCGAGCCGATCGCGCTGATGCTGGTCGACGCCCTGACCTCGGTGTGGATGCGCCCGCACCTGCTCACCAACGGGGTGGCACCGGAGCTGATCAGCAAGCTGGTCGTCTGGTACGACCCGACCGACATCGTCACCCGACCCAACGCGGCCGAGGATGCCACCGATGGGTTCGACCGTGGCTTGCTGTCCGGGGCGGCATGGCGCCGCGAGCACGGGTTCGCCGAGACCGACGGACCCAATGAAGAGGAGCTGGCTCTGTCCCTGCTTGCCCGGTCCGTGTCCCTGCCGCCGGAGGTACAGCTGGCCGCCGCCCGAAAGCTGCTCGGCGATGTCCTGGACATCCCGTCGTCCGCCTCTACTCAGACCGGGGGACAGAACGGTTTCCAGATCAACATGAACCCGCAGCGGTCCCGCGCCGAGCAGGACGTCCAGCGGCGGGCCGTCCAGCAGGTGGGGGTGCAATGAGCGACGCGGCGACGACAGCGGATGACGGCGGCCAGCGCAGCACCGTCCTGGTCCTGACCCCCGACCCGTCTGACCCCGAGGCCAGCGGGGTCGAGGAGGCACACATCACCCTGGCCTACCTCAACGACGGGCAGCAGCCCCTGGACGAAACAGTGTTGGACGACCTGCGCACCGTTATCGAGCAGATCGCCGGGGTCACCACACCGTTCCAGATGAGCGTGTCCGGGGCGGCGCTGCTTGGGCCGGACAAGGCCCGGGTGCTCCTGCTGGAGTCGTCCGATCTGCGGGACCTGCGGGACGCACTGCTGGCGTCCAGCTCCGTGCAGGCGGCGATGACCGCTCCGCAGTACCCGTTCTACATCCCGCACATGACCCTCGGCTACGACGGCACCGAGCTGCCCCAGGAGCTGCCCGAGGCGATCAGCGCGGCGGCGCTCGGACTGTGGGTGCAGGGCGCGAAAGAGTCCTACGAGTTCGGCAGCGGCGAAGGTGGTGCCCTGGGCGCGGGCCTGGACCTGATGGTGCCGGTGGCCTCATCGGCCGATCTGGACCTCGGGATCCGGGTGGCCAACCAGCACCCCGGCGGACGGTGGTACGTCACCAAGCGGGCGCGGGCCCTTGGCCTGGAGCACCGGCTGCCGACGGAGTGGGGCGCAGCCTGATGCTGATCACCACCAACGTCGCCGACCGGCAGTTCCGGACGCCGCGGCGACTGCGCGGCGTACTGCCTTCGGCGGTCGGCGGGCAGGAACTGCTGGCTTTGGCCACCACCGACGGCCCAGGCCGGGAGTGGGCTGAGGCCACCGTGGACGGTCTGGTCGCCAGCATGGACGCCGAGGTCGATGCCGCCCGCGGGTGCAGCGACTGCGTCGACACCGGGTTCTATGGGATCGCCGACACCCGGGATCCTGACCTGCTGGTGCGGCTGCTCAAGCGGCGCGGGCCGGCCGGATACGAGGTGCTGCTGTCCACCGGCGAGTGGGTGCCGTACGACCCCGACGGCATCGACGTCGAGATGATCGACGTGGAGACCGCGGGGGATCTGGCCACCGTCGTCACCGCCGGCGGTGCCGGGCTGCTGCGGCGCTGGTGTAGCCCGCTGGCGTTCATCCCGATCGAGCAGTCCGCGCCTCTCGTTGCCGCCGGAGAACTCGACGTCGAGGACGAAAGTTGGCACTACCACGGCATTGTCGATGACGTCGACACCAACGCTGTGCTGGCCGTCATCCGTGTCGGCAACACCGGTGTGCAGCGGTGGGACGACGGCCAATGGGTCGATGACGACATCGACAGTGACCTGCAGACCACACCGCTGGCTGCTGCGGTGCTGCAGCAGGCCATGACCGCGGCGCTGCCCAAGACCCAGAAGTGCGAGTACTGCGACGCGCAGGCCACCCAGCGGATCATGCATTCCGAGGGGATGGCCTACATCCCGGTGTGCGATCAGCACCTGGACAAGGGCAAGGACGCCGCCATCCACTGCACCCCGGATGGCACCGAGGATCCGAGCAACATCAACTCGATCCGACCGATCACCGCCGACGCCCCGCTGACCGTTAGCCCCGATCCTAGAGCAGAGCGCTTACGGCGCTACTGGTCCACCGGCAAGGGCGGTGCCAAGATCAAGTGGCATCTTTCGGGCGATTGGAGCAGATGCTACAAACACCTCAAAAAGTACATGGGGCTCAGGGCTAAAGGATATTGCTTCACCGGCGACACCGAGTTCCTAACCCGTGACGGGATCAAGACGTTCGAGGAGGCCTGTGACACCACACAGTTCGTGCTGACACAGGCCAAGCCGCAGCTTGGCACCTACTCCACGCCGGTGCGCAAGGACGGCTACTGGGCCCAGGCGCCGATCCGGTCGTTCGGTGAGCAGTCGGTGCTGCGCTTGACACTCAAGCGCGGGGGCATCACCAAGGTCATCCGCGCGACGCCGGAGCACCGGTGGATGGCGTCACCGAACGGGCGCAATGTCCGGCGGTTCGACGTTCACCAGCTCACCACCGCCGAGCTGCAGCCGGGCATGGTGCTGGCTGCGTTGAGCGCGGCGCCACCTGAGATGAAGATCGACCTGCCCACGGAAGCGATCTGCGCCGGTGCGGTGTATGGCGACGGCTCCAAGGCATCAATCGGTTCAGCGGTCATTGATCTGTGGGACAAGAAACAAGAGCTTCGGCATCTGTTCGAGCCGTATGCCAGTTCTGTTGTTCCTCGCAAACTCGATTCCGGTGTCGAGGGCGTGCGGGCGTATGGGCTGCCGGGGCGGTGGAAGGATGCGCCCGACCTGACCTGGAGCGACCGGGAGCTGCTTGGCTGGCTGGCCGGCTACATTGCCACCGACGGCGCTGTGAACAAGCACGGCGCCATCACGCTCTCCTCCAGCAATCGTGGCAGTTTGCAGATTGTCCTTGAGGTCTGCGCGCGACTCGGGATCGTGGCCTCGCCGATTCAGACCCAGATGCGTAAGGGCTACCTGGCCCAAGAAGGCCCACTGCACCGAACCACGTTGTACCGCCACTCGATCCCGGACAACCTGCTGATCCGCTCAGACCAGCGAGCTGCAGCCGCTGGGACCGACGCGCGGCAGAACATGCGGTGGACCGTGGTGTCGGTAGAGGATCACGAGGAACGTGAAGAGGTCTTCTGTGCTACCGTCCCTGAGACAGAGTCGTTCGTACTCACGTACGAAATATGGTCCTCGAACTGTCAAAACCTTCATAAAAGAAACAACGGTTTCTGGACCGGAGACCGCCGCAACCGTGGGTTGCTCAGCTCCCTGCCGGAGGAGCCGATCAGCCCCGAACGCCAGCTTGTAGCCTCCATCCAGGACGGCAGCTGGACTCACCAGGAAGGAACACCGGCGATGAGCGACGACGTGCTGCCGGACGGGATCTACTGCGAGGCCAGCGCTGACGACGCCGTGCTGCGCACCCTGCTGGCCGGGGGCTTTCCCGTCGCCCCACCCGACGCATGGTTCAACAACCCCAAGTTCTCGGGCCCGACTCCGATGACCGTGGACGATGACGGCAAGGTCTATGGCCACATTGCCACCTGGGACTCCATCCACATCGGCATGGCCGGCGCCGTGCGGGCGCCGAAGTCGCGCTCGAACTACGCCTACTTCCAGACCGGCACCCTCAAGACCGACACCGGCAAGGCGGTGAACGTCGGCCAGCTCACCCTGGCCGGTGGGCACGCCCCGCTCACCTCGGACGCGGCGGCCACCGTCAAGCACTACGACGACACCAACTCCGCGGTCGCGGACGTCACCGTCGGGGAGGATCGCTATGGGATCTGGGCGGCCGGCGCGCTGCGGCCCGCGGTCACCCCGGAACAGCTGCGTACCTTCCGGGCCAGCCCGCTCTCTGGTGATTGGCGGCCGATTAACGGTGGTCTCGAACTGGTTGCGGCCTGTGCTGTCAACGTCCCAGGGTTCCCGATCGCTCGCGCCCGCGTGGCATCGGGGACCGTCCAGGCTCTGGTGGCAGCGGGCGCCGGATCACTGGCACTGATCGCCGCTGCCCGGAACACCGAGTCCGGTCTGGCTGCCCGGCTGGACAAGCTGGAGCAGATGGTCGCGGCCCTGGTTCCGCAGCCGGACGAGAAGACCGACGACACCGATCCGATCGACTCGGCCGACACCGACCAGCCGGGCGACGGAACGGTGGACCCACAGGATCCCGAGGTCGATGTCAAAAAGCCCAAGGTGGCCAGTGCGGATTCCGCCGTGGCGGAAGCGCCAGCCCCGGCCGACAGCGATGCCACCGGTGCCGCCGAGCCCGCGGCCGGCAGCACCGGCAGCACCGACCAGGTCCCCGAGGTCGATGGGGAGAAGTTGCCCGAGGTGACCGACGATCAGATCGCCGAGATGCGGGCCGAGATGGAGGCGCTGCGGGCGGCCAAGATCCGGCAGGACGTCGAAGATCTGGTGGCCGCGGGCATGCCACCGCAGTTCCTCAAGAACAAGAAGTCCGGCGGCGGCGGCGACAGCCCCGGCAAGGGCGAGCGGCCAGGCATCGGTGGCTACCCGATCAACAACGAGACCGATCTCAAGAACGCCATCCAGGCATTCGGGCGGGCCAAGCCGGCGGATCGGGCCAAGACCAAGCAGCACATCATCACCCGGGCCAAGGCGCTCGGGCTGTCCAACCTGATCCCTGACGACTGGAAGTAGCCCGACATGCCTGTTGTCGATACCGATGTGCTGGTCAAGCTCTCGATCAAGACCGGCTCGGCGGGAAACTCGGCTGCCCAGCCGGACCCGAACGCCAGTCTGGGCAAGTTCATTTCAACCACCCCGCTCAGCGGCACCGCGCTGAACAACCTGTTCGACAACATCTCCGGTGCGGAGAATGCAGCGAGTGCCACCGATTACCGGGTCATCTTCGTTCACAACAGCCACGCCACTCTGACGGTCACCAACGTCGGGGTGTACATCTCGGCTGAGGTAGCTGGTGGCGCTTCAATTGCATTGGCCGTCGACAACATCGCGGCCAGTGCAATCGGTTCGTCTTCGCCACAAGCCACCGAGCTGGCCACCGAGACCACCACCCCCACGGGTGTCGGGTCGTTCTCCAGTCCGACCACGGCAGGTACCGCTCTGTCCATCGGCACGCTGACCGCCGGGCAGTGCCGGGCCATCGTGGTCCGGCGGACGGCGGCCAACACTGCTGCGCTCGACGCGGACGGCTACACGCTGGGCGTGGTCTTCGACAGCCCGGCGTAACCCGTGGTGCTCCCAACGCCGTGGGCGGCCTGGAAGTGCAGCGACGGGACTGGGCTGACCCTCGCCGACGACGTCGGGTCGCGGCCGCTGGTCGCCGGGGGACCCATCGACTGGGTGACCGGGCATGACGGTGAAACCGGCGGCGCCGCGTATCTCGACCCGGGTGAGTCGGCCGTGTGGGACGGCAGTTTCGGCGCCGGGTTCAGCGCGTGCACCATCGAGTGCTGGTACAAGCCAACCAACCTCGGTGCTGGGGACACCGAGGTCGTTGCCGGGTTGTTCGCCGGCGGGTTCGGTAACAGCACCCGGTACGCCATTTGGGCGCAGCGCGGCGACTTCGGCACCCCGAACCTGCTCGTCGGGCAGTTCCGCGGCGGCGGCCTCGACGGGATCTACGACACCGCCCCGTTGGCCAACGACGTGTGGGTGCACCTGGCGTTGACGTGGGACGGGACGACGGTCCGCCTGTACCGGAACGGCGCGGAGGTCGGCAACGCGGCGTTCGGCGCGGGCCCGTGGTGGTCCGATGCGTCCGCGTTCGGTGTCGGTGGCAATGCAGACGCGAGCCGCGCGGTGCAGGACGTGCGGGTTTACGACGTCGGGTTGACCGGGGCGCAGGTCATCGAAGCGATGAATACCCCGGTCGGGTCGAGTGGGGGCGGCGGGGGAACCGTCCAGAAGACACTGCCCAGTAATTGGTCGGTGCGGCAGGCGGTCGTCAAAACGGCAGCGGCATCTTGGGCAGTCCGCCAGCGGACGACGAAAACGGTAGCGACTTCCTGGGCCGTGCGCAGTCAAGTACTCAAGGCCGCGGCGGCGGCGGCGTGGAACGTACGCAGTCAAGTACTCAAGACTGCGGGGGCGGCGTGGAACGTGCGCCTTCGAGTTGTCAAGTTTCGATCCAGCAGCTGGGACGTCGGTTCCCTGGCCGGCACCTACACCAAGTTGGTGACATCCACGTGGGCGGTCCGGGCGCGCGTCAACAAGCTGATACCGAGCACGTGGAACACCGGGTCGCTGGCCGGGACAGTCACCAAGCTGATCGCATCGACCTGGGACGTTCAAGCCCGGGTGCTCAAGACGACTCCAAGCATTTGGGCGGTCCGGACCACCGTGACCAAGACCGCGGCGGCGGCTTGGGCGGTTCGGACGCTGGTTCAACGGGCTTACCCGCTGGCTTGGAGTGTGCGACGGTCTGTCGTCAAGACGGTGCCCTCCACGTGGAGCGTGCGCATGACGCGCGTGCGCACAGTGGTCAGCCGGTGGAACACACTGTCTGACATCGTGGTGGTGATCGAGCCGCCGTGGACGATCCGGTTGCGCCGCCGAGCGCAGAGCGATGATGCGATTCGGATCTGGAGGTCGCGCAGATGAGCACGTGTTGGGACCAGATCACCAGCTGGAAGCTGTCACGGCGCGACCAGGAAACGATCTACTGGGACGTGGACGGACTACCGGTCGGGGCGACCGCCAGTGTGCAATTGGAGGGGTTCGGGGCCTGGTACCCCCTGGTGATCAGCACCGACCAGACCAGATTGCAGATTCTGGTCGCCGGTCCGGACTACCCGACCCCGGACGCCGACCTGGTCCTGACAGTGACGTCGCATTGCGAGATCCGTGTCGTCAAAGGAACTCTCAGCAAGACCCTCGATGGCGGGTACATCGAACTGGTACCGTGACAGGAGCAAGGGTCTGTGCGGCCTGCGCGACGGTGGTTCGGCTGAGGGCGGCGATCTTCGTGGTTGGGGGTCGCCGCTCGCCGTATCCCGGGTGTACGGTATGCCCCGAGCGCCCGCACTCTGCGTGACCATTCCGTAGACGTTCGGCACCTCCAGTGATGCGAAGACACACCCCTTACTGGAGGCACTTCATGGCGACGATCGCCGAGCGGTTGGAGAAGCTGACCGAGCTGTCCCCCGCGGACCTGGACACCCTGCTCAACGACCTGCTGGACGAGTTCAAGTCCGCGGACGAGGGCAGTGATCTGGCCAAGATGACCGAGACCCGCGACCAGATCCGTAGTGTCCGGGCCCAGTCGGTGCGCGCCGAGATGGCCGCCGACAACGCCGCGGCCGACAAGCTGGTCAAGGACGCGGCCGACGCGAAGGCCGCGGCCGACGCCGCTGAGGCCGCCAAGCCCAAGGACCCGGAGCCGGCCGCCGAGACCAAGCCCAGCACTGAGGTCGCCGAGGTCGAGACCCCCAGCACCCCTGTCGTGGAAGGCACTCCGGCCGTGGCCCCCGTCACCGAGATCGCCCCGGCCACCGTGCCGGCCGACGCCGTTCCGGTCGCCGCTGCCGCCAGCAACACCCGGGTCTACGCCGGCGCCGACATCGCCGGATTCCCGGCCGGCTACGAGTTCCAGGACGGCAAAGAGTTCGGCAAGGCCATGGCCAAGCGGATCGACACCGTCATGCGGATGCGCGGCGGCGACGGCGAAAAGGTCGTCATCGCTTCGCTGGAGCGCACCGACATCCCCTCGGACCGGACCCTGACCTCCGGCGATCCGTTCGCCAACTGGGCCAAGATCGAGGAGATCATCCACCCCGACGCCATCACCGCGTCCGGTGGCTGCTGCGCCCCGCTGGTCACCAAGTACGACCTGTTCGACTGCGGCGGCGTCACCACCCGCCCGGTCCGCGACGCGCTCGCGGGCTTCCGCGCCGAGCGCGGTGGCATCCGGTTCTACAAGGGCCCGGCGCTGGCCGACCTGCAGGGCGCGCTCGGGTTCTGGACCTGCGCCGACGACGACGCGGCCGACGCCGAGGACCCGCAGACCTGGAAGGTGTGCGCCCGGATCGACTGCCCGCCGGAGCAGACCGCCGAGTTGCAGGCCATCACGATGTGCCTGACCTTCGGTGTGCTGCAGACCCGGATCTTCCCCGAGGTCGCGGTGGCCAACAACAAGCTGGCCATGGTCGCCCAGGCCCGGCTCGCCGACAGCGCGCTGCTCGCGCAGATCAAGGCCGGCTCCCTGGCCATCGCCGACTCCGGCACCCCGCTCGGCGCGGTCCGCGACCTGATGGACTCCATCTCCCGGGCCGTCTACTACTACCGGGACCGCTACCGCCTGGACAAGAACGTCAAGCTGCGCGCGATCCTGCCGCAGTGGCTGCCGCTGGTCCTGCGCGGCGACATCATCAAGGGGCCGTTCGACGGTCACGAGCCGTCCCAGTTCTTCGGCCTGTCCGAGGACGAGATCGCTTCGTTCTTCTCCAACCTCGGAGTGAATCCGACCTGGGCGCTGGATTCGCCGGCGCCGAACGTGCGCGGTGGCGGCTTCCTGGCGGCGGCCACCACCGCCCTGCCGGCGTGGCCGACCTCGGTCGAGTGGGCCCTGTTCCCGGAGGGCACCTGGCTGTTCCTGGACGGCGGCAACCTCGATCTCGGTGTGGTCCGCGACTCCACCCTGGTGCGGGTCAACGACTACATGCAGTTCAGCGAGACCTTCGAGGCCACGGCCAACATCGGTTGCGAGTCGATGTGGATCACCTCCACGATCGACGTCACCGGTAAGGCCCAGGGCCCGATCGCCGGCTGATTCCGGTCCCCACATCCATAGGAGGAAGGACCGGATAAATGCCCGGATACGTGCAGGACAACGCCGCGTCGGTACGCGGCGTTGCTCTCCGAGTGACCCGACTGGCGGCCGATGGCACGCCGGACGTGGGCACCTCGTGCGATGTGTACATGACCGGCGGCTTCATCACCTTCACCTTCACCCCCGCGTACTCGGAGGGTGACGAGGTCCAGGTGAAGAACGCGGCGGGTGAGGTCTGTGTCTACTTCAAGATGCCCGACACCTTGCAGAACGTCGGACTTAACCTTGAAATCTGTGACCCTGACCCGGTTCTCACCCAGATGCTGGTCGGGGGCGAGGTTCTGACCGTCGACTACAACAGCCCGTTGGCGCCGGTCGGGTCTGAGGTCGGTGACGTGGCCGCGGTCGGCTATGCCGCCGAGGCCATCGGCGTGCAGGCCAGCCCGTACGGGGTGGCCGTCGAGGTCTGGGCACAGGCCGTGGTCAATGGGAAGTCGGCCAACACCGCCCCGTTCTGGCACTACCTGTTCCCCTACGCCCAGTTCCGGCTGGACGGGGACCGGGTGCTGGAGAACGGAAACCTGGCCACGGTGTTCGTCGGCACCGGCGGTGGCAACGCCGCCTTCGGCAAGGGCCCCAACCTGGACACCACCGGCGTGGACCCGAGCCCGTCGGACACCGCGTGGGAGTGGACGTTCCCCGAGCTGACCAGTCGGCCCTACCTGTACACCAGGTCGGTCGACGCCCCGGTCGGGCTCAAGGGCTGCTTCTCCAACCTTGGTGTTCCGGTCACGGCGATCACCGCCGGCATCCCGGCCACGCTCACCCCGAGCAACGCCACCCGGCCGGCGGACCTCGGCGATCTGACCGACAAGGGTGCGCTGGGCAACAGCGCCACCTGGACAACCGGGCAGTACGTCGTGCTGCGCGATGGCTCGGAAGCCTACTGGGATGGTAACAGTTGGGAGCAAGGACGCAAGCCGGCCACGGTCATCACCGCGACGGGCGCGGTGGCGGGTATCCCTGGCCACTACACCCCGACCGGTGCGGCCAACCCGGCCAACCTGGCTGCAATGTCGTCCATCACGGCCAACCCGACGACGGCATGGACCACAGGCCAGTATGTCAACGTGGCCGACGGCACCAAGGCCAACTGGAATGGCAGCTCTTGGAGTGCGGGTGCGCACGCTTAATCAACGTGCTTCCACGCTACTCGTCTCACAATGACATCGATGGTGTTGCGGTGAACCGAGAAGCGGGACGCGAGCACGCGGCGGGATATGCCCGCCGCGTGCTCTGCGCGAATCTCCCGGACTTGGTCGTCGGTGAAAATGACGTTGGGATTCAACATGCCTTGCTGGAGTGTTCCGTCACGCGACATATCGGCGGCGTTGTCCGATCGGGTCTTCCACGACAGGTGTGCGCCGTTCCAGCACGCTCGGGTATGACAAGGACCGTGGGCCGCTTCCATGCGCGGAGTTATAGGTTCACCATTCCACGCTGCGCACGCGAGCCTATGCGGGCGGACGCGGCGTCCGTCCAGCTTCATCGTCGGGTAACCGTCGGGATCCAAGTTGTATGGCCAGATTTTGCATTCAGTAGTAGCAATCATCAAATTGGCAAAGAAATACCTTTGATGTTCGCCGTTCAAAACACGCCCGCCGAGCGGGTCACCACCATTTCGTTGCGCTTTTGTATAGTGCTTTCGACACCAACCTTTGTTAGATTTGCGGGGACCATCACACCCCTCGATGATGCAAATGGCATCCTTTGGAATCCGCGTCAGCGGAGTCTCAGGATCACCGGTTTCGTACCAGCGGGAGTAGTGAGTGGTGCACCAGCCCTTCTTGTGCAGGGGCTTGGGGCAAGTGTCGATCGAACAGATACGCTCAGTCATGTCGCTCCTCAACAGCGGCCGGGACCGGGAGCGTTGGCGCGCTGCCCGGTCCGCTCATCTTACGGCGCACCGCCGTAAACCAAGCTGCCCTCCCGTCTCCGGTAACCGGCGGCCGGGCGGGAGGGCTCAACAGCACGCGGCTCGGTCGACGCCCGGCCGAGCCGCGTTGTTGTATCTGAGACCTGATACGTGCTCATATGTCGGGGAGCCCCCGGAAAGACTGAGGAAAGTGGCACAGATCACAGGAGGATCCCAATGACGACTCCGGTGGCCACGGGTGATCTGACCTGGCTGGACCCGACCGCACCGGCCGTGCGGTCCGCGGTGGTCTCCGGCGGGTGGGGCCGGGCGCCGCACTCCGGGCACGACGTGCCGCCGGCGGACCCCGACGCTATCGACCCGATCGCCGATGCGCTGCGGATGGCCAGCGAGCACCTGACCAGGCTCACCGGGTTTGCCATCCACCCCGCCGGATCGGCCGACGAGGAGTTCGTCGCCACCGCGCAGATCAGTCACCTGTCCCTGCAGATGACCCCCGTCAAGACCATCCGCAAGGTCCAGGTTCGCACCGAAGCCGGCACGCTGGAGGATTATGCCGGCAACTGGTGGCGGTGGCAGAACGGGCTGCACTTCACCCCGGCCGCTCAGCGCAACCCGCTCTACCCCGGACTGGTCTGCAGCAACGGCCAAGCCGCTCGGTACCTGATGGTCACCTACAACTTCGGCTCCAGCATCACCGTCTCGGCCCGCACCGCGGTGCTCACGCTCGCGCACGAGTTCTGGCTGGCGATCGACCGGTGCGACGACTGCGCCGAGTGCACGCTGCCGGACACCGTCACCAACGTGGTCCGCGAGGGCATCACCTACACCATGGACAACCCCGCGCTGAGCGACACCTGGGACCGCACTGGTGTGGCTGGCGTCGACCGGTGGGTCAACCGGATCAATCCGCACGGCGCGCGGGCCCGCAGCGGCATCTACGACCCCGCCAGCCCGCCAGGGGTCATCCGCCGTGTTGTCGGCGCCCGGCCGACCTGGGAGGCCTGAGCACTGTGCAGCCGGCCGCCGACGGCGCCTACGCCATGGCCACCGAGATCCTGGCCCGGATGAACACGATCGCGCTGCGCCGGCAGGTCACTCTGCCCGAGCGGCAGGTCATCTACCCGGCGTCCATCCCGACGGACTGCGAGCAGGTCGCCATCATGTTCACCGGGTGGCAGCCGACCGTCACCGTCGAGAACTACGGCGGCGGCTGTATCCGGTTCAAGTGGGCGGCCAACTTCGCCATCACCATCATCCGGTGCTCGCCGGCGGTCATGGACAAGCGCAACAAGCTGCCCGGCCCGGCGTCGATGAACGCCTCCGGACTGATCGCTTCCAACGACTCCGACATTTTGGTCGACCTGACTAATACGTTCGCCGAGATTGGTCCGGAGTTCTCCCTGGTGGCTGCCGCACCCGAAGGCGGGTTCCAGGGCGTGCAGCTGACCGTCTCGATCCCGCAGGCCGGAGGACTGAGCTGATGCCCAGAGTCACCGTCATCCTCAACCGGGCGGCCACCGCCCGCATGCGCAGTTGGGGCGGGGAGATCGGGTTCTCCGTCAGTCGGCTGGCCAACTACATCGCCGGTGCCCAGCGGGTGACTGCACCAGTCAAGACCGGGGCGCTCAAGGCGTCCATCCGGGTCGGCCGCAAGGAGCGGGTGCTCGGGGGGTTGTCCGTCAACATCGGTGCCAACCCTGGTCTGCAGGTGTCCGGGTACGCCATGGCCACTGAGCAAGGCGCTCACCCACACCGGATCGTGGCCCGGCGGGCCCCGATGCTCCGGTTCTTCTGGCCCAAGGTTGGGCACGTGGTGCGATTCCGCGCGGTCAATCACCCTGGCATGATCGGTAACCACTGGGCCGAACGCGGCATGGAAGCCGGGATGGCATTCTGGCGATGAAGATGGAGATGGAAGATGAAGCGCGACTACACCCCCCAGGTCAATAAGAAGGGCCCCAAGTTCACGCTGTACGGCCGGGAGTTCCACTGCTCCCCGATGGTGCCGGCGAACGTGATCATCAGCTTCACCAACCTGATGGTGTCCTCCAAGGGTGACGACGGTGAGGACGAGGTCAACATCGTCGGCGGGTTCAAGGACGTGCTGGCGGCGCTCGACGGGTTGTTCACTGCGGCCATCAACATCCCGGAGGAACTGGCGCAGTGGGATGAACTGCGCAACTCCACGACCGAGGTCATCCCGATCACCACGCTGATCGAGATCGGCACCGACCTGGCCGATTACTACTCCACCGACCTGGCTGGTGATGAGCGCCCTACTACCCCGCCCTCGGGCGGTGGATCAGCCAAGCGATCCCGTCGCGGCGCTTCCACGGCTGGTGCCTCGCCCACGGGTTCCGGGGTGACGACGTACTCACGCTCGGAGCCCGCGACTACTGGGCGCTAGTCGAGTACTGGATGGAAGACCAGGCGGTGCGCACCAAAGAGGATCATCAGGCCAGGGAGCAGTTCTGGTCGATGTTGGTCCGAATCGGCAAGCAGGCCGCCGGCGAGATTCCAGCCGAACAGGAAGACCTCTCGAATGTCCCGCCCCACCTCATCGGGCGCCGCCGGGCCCAACAGAACTGACAGGGAGGATGACACCTTGTCGCGTCCGGGCGTAGTGCTCATGGGACCGACGGCGGCCACACGCACGGCAGATGCGGCGGGGGTTTCCGTCGATGTAGATGATCTTTGTGTTTTCGGGATCGAAGGGATGCCCCCACTTGCACTGTGTCTGGAGCGCGTAGTAACGACGGGTGTTCTCCCCGGGAGTTACTGGTTCAAGATGCTCGGGCCAGACACAGTGGGTGATGGTGCAGAGGGCAGCGACATGATCAAGATGCATGCCCGGGGGAATCGGTCCTATCAACATCTCCCAGGCGTACCGGTGCGCCGGCACGGTACGGGGCTTCCCCTCAACCTTGTAGGTGAAGTCTCCATACCCGGTCCCTCGACTGTTGATCTTCCCTGTCCAGAGCCAGTGGTTGGCGGTCTTGTTGACCTTGCGGAGGAACAGCTGATCTCGGGTCAATCCGTTGGGGCGCTGGTCACCCGTGGCTCTGGGGTCGCCATACCTTCGGTATTTCATGTAGTGCCCTCGGCAATATCCAAGGCGGATTGCATGAATCGGGCGATCACAGTCATCGACTGTGCAGACACAGGGACCTTTCACAGTTGCCACTCTAACAGATGCGAGGAGCTACAACTGTGCCTGTGGTAGGAGAGGCCATAGTACATGTGCGGGTCACCTCGGCCGGCATGGACAACGCCATCCGGGACGAGGTCCGGCGGCAGCTCAACGACCCCGACATCGACCGGGACGCCGACCGCACTGGCCGACGGATCATGCAGCGGACCCGCCAGGGCATGGAACGCGAAGGCCGAGGCGGGTTCGCCAAGCTGTTCAACGGGTTCGGGTCCGACGCCGCCTCCAAGTTTGGTGACGCTTTCAACCTCGGCATCGGCCGGGCCCGGATGGGTAAGGGCATCCTGTCGGTCCTGATCGCGGCCGGGCCCAGCATCATTTCAGCTGGTGCGGCCATGGGTACCGCGCTGGCCGCCGAGATCCTGACGGCGATCTCGGCGATCGGACCCGGGCTGATCGGTCTCGGCCTCGGGCTCGGCGCCGGGCTGGCCACCGCGGCACTCAACGCCGGTCTGCTGTACGCGGCGTTCAAGTCCGGAGCCGACGGGCTGAAAGAACTCAAGGACGAAGCCACGTCACTGGCCAAGGAGCTTGGTACTCCGGTCGCGCAGGGCATGGTGCAGGGCTTCCGCGATGCGGTGTCCACCCTGCGGGGCGCCATCCCGGAGCTGAACGATCAGCTCAAGACAACCGGTGAGCGATTCGGAGAGATCGCCAGAAGTGCTGCGGAGACGCTGGTTTCGGCGTCCAACATGGCCCGGCTCAAGTCGATTTTCGAGACCAACAACCGGTTCCTGGAATCGTTCAAGAACGGGTTCAATGACTTGATCACCGCGTTCTTGATCCTGCTGGACGCGGCCAAGCCGTTCATCGACTACCTCGGGCAGGGGCTAGAGAAGTTCGGCAACTGGGCCAAAACCATCCTGGAGGCCAAGGAGGGCAGCGGTGAGCTGAACGCCCAGGCCGAGAAGTACCTGGACCGGTGGAAGGAACTGTGGCAGACCATCAAGGACTTCTCGTCTGGGATCTCCAACCTGTTCTCCGCCATCTCACCGGTCGGCAAGACCCTGGCCGATTCCATGGCCGATACCGCGGCCAGCTTCAAGGCCTGGACCGGGGACGAGGCCAACCAGGCTCGGATCACCGCCTTCTTCGAGAAGGCCCACGAGCTGAGCAGCAAGATCTTCGAGGTGCTGGGCAAGCTGTTCGCGGTGGGCGGGAACGCCTTCCTCGGGGCCGATTTCACCAACCTGTTCGCCGTGCTGGATTCGATCGCCACCAAGCTCGGGCCGGCCATCGCGCAGATCTTCAACCAGATCCAGGAGGCCATGGGCCCCCATCTGGTGCAGGTGGTCGACAACCTCGGCACTGCATTCGGCAAGATCGCCGACTCCGGGGTGATCGGCAAGATCGCCGATGTGGTGGGAACCCTGTTGGAGAAGATCTCCGAACTGCTGGCCACCGACCTCGGGTCCTGGGTGCTCGGGGCCGGGGTGGCCTGGGCGCTGTTCGGCGGGATCATCTCCCCCCTCGTGACCTTGGTGTCGGCGCTGGCTGGCGGGATCTCCTTGGTCGCCGCGGCCATCGCCGCGGCGGTCGGGTTCTTCATCCTGATGTGGCAGAACAGCCAGAATCTACGGGATGCCATCGGTGGCCTGGTCGACACGGTTCTTCCTATATTCCAAAGCATCTGGGAGAAGATGGCGCCTACGCTGGCGGCGGTGTGGGAAGAAGTGCAGAAGCTGGCCGGGGCGATCGGAGATCGCTTAGCTCCAATTATTACTGCACTGGCTCCTGTAGTTGGAGACGTATTTACATTTATTGGTGATGCACTCAACGGAGCACTTAGTATCCTGAAGGATGTGATCGGCTTCTTCGCCGACGTGTTCGCAGGGGACTGGGAGGGTGCCTGGGAACACGTTAAAAACATCTTCTCCGATGTGTGGAACACGATTATCTCGCTGCTCGGGGACATCGGAAGTACTATTGCTGACATCTTCCGGGGGTGGCTCGATATATTCGTTGGAATTATTCAGTCCATCGGCAGCACCTTGCTCGATACGGTTGTCAACATCGGACAGAATATTTACAATGCAATCGTTGATTTCGGGAACTGGATCCAGGCCAAATGGAACGAACTGCTGCAGTGGATCAGCGAAGTCTGGAACAGCATGTGGACAGCGATCTTCGATTGGGCTGTGAACACATGGAACAGCTTCACTGCCAAGGTCTCTGAGGAGTGGAACAAGTTCCTTGATGATCTCCGCGAGACTGGCGAAGGGTTGAAGGCGTGGTGGGACAACCTATGGGCCTGGGTCTGGGAGAAGGTAACGGCCGTTTGGAACGGTATCTACGGGTTCTTTGAAGGTATTTTAACGTCCATCTACAATGGCATTTACAACTTTGGTAACAATGTCAAGGCCAAGTGGGACGATCTCCTTAGCTCTATCAGTGATATCGCACACAATGTGTGGGAAGGTATCAAGAGTTTCCTGTCCGGGGTGTGGGAAGGAATACAGTCCATTGCATCGAGTATCTGGGAAGGGGTTAAAGACGCCATTGTTTCCCCGATCGAGGGTGCTTATAACCTCGTCGCCGGGTGGATCGAGGACATCAAGACTGTTGTCACTGGCGCCATCGACTGGATCACTGGTAAAGCCGGAGAGGTCAACGACAAACTGCAGTCCATCCTGGACGACCAGTCCAAGGCCGGGCAGGTCAACGTCGGTGTCACTCCAGGCACTGAGACCGCATTCGGCGTCGGGGGCGGGCAGCTCGCCGCAGGTGGCATCGCTCCGGCGATCCCTGGTGGTTGGTTCGTCAACGTCGCCGAGGCCGGGCGGGACGAGCGTATCGAACCCCTGGACAGCCAAGGCCTGTCCCGCCGGGACCGCGCGCTGATCTCCCACATCGTGTCGCAGATGTCGGTCAGCAGTGGCAGCGCCGGGGATACTCACGTCACCGTCATGCTGGACGGCCGGCAGCTCTCCGGTGTGGTCGCCGGAGTGGTCTCCCGCCAGTTCGACAGCCAGGCCCGGGACATCCAGAAGCGCAGAAGGGCGAGTGCATGATCAGCTGCAGTGTGTACGCCGACCGCGGGCTCGTCCGCCTGGACGCCCTGACACCCAACGGTGTCACGACGGTGACTCGTTCGGCCACCGGTCTGCCGGACACCGTGCTGCGCAACGGCGATCACTTCAACGTGACCACTGGCGGCTGGACGTTGGAGGATTCCGAGGCACCGGTCGGCGTGCCGATCACCTACCGCGCCGACATCTCGGTGGTGGACCGCGTCATCCAGCAGAACCTGATTCCGACGCCGAGCTTCATGCACGGCGTGCAGGGCTGGGTCCCCGGCAGCGGGCGCACGCTGACCGTTGAAACTGATCCGACTGCCCAGCACGCCAACATCGGGCACTTCACCAGCAACGGTGGCGGGTACACCCTGGCCGACGCCCCGTCGGTGATCGGGCACGTGGACGCCACCGCCGAAGTTCTCGGCCCCTACACCCTGACTCCGACCACCTCAGGCGGCAGCGCCATCGCCACCGGGGATTGGGTCTACATCGTCCACCAGCAGGAAGCGGCCTACACCATCACTCCGGCGATGCCTTCCGGATTCACACTGGTCGGGGCGTGGACCGGGGTCAGCACCAAGCTGGCCATCTGGCGGCGCCAACGTCAATCCGGCGATGCCGGGTACACCGTCAACCAGAACGCATCGGCGACCGGGTTGGGCAGCTGCTTCTGGGTGCGGGGCGGCGCCGACACCGCACCGATCCTGAGCCCGATCACCATGTTTGCACCAGGTGTCGGAGCGGCGTCCATCGTGCCGGGAGTCACCGGGCTCAACCCGTCGTTGATCGTCAAGATCTCCGCGGTGCAGATGACCCAGGCCGGCGCCAAGATCGACTCCACGCTGGTCAACGGATGGGAGAACGGGAACACGCCGTACGCCGTCGGCAACGACCCCGACAACCGTTCCCTGCTGATCGCTGAGGAACGCATCGACCACGCCCGGGACTCGCTGCCCATGACCGCGGTGTACTCAGCCCCGCTCAGCGACGTCATTGCCCTGCAGATGCTGATCCCCAACGCCACCGCGATCACCGGCCGCACCGTGGCCAAGGCCAAGCTCAGCGCGATGAGCGACGTCGTTGACGAGCCCTACCGGTTCACCGGTCGGATCCGGTTCACCTCGGTGCACGTGTGGCTGTGGAACGATGTGCTGGCCAACGGCACCTGGGACGACCTGCTCGCCGACAAGGCCACCTGGGCGGACGTGCTGTCCTCAGAGACCGTGGCCAGCGGGCAGATCGCCCGGATGTACGCCGTCGTCGTGGACCCGGCAACCGGTGCCTATCTGACCAACCCGATCCAGATACTTGGCATCGAGGACGATCGGGCCAACACCTGGATGGATTTCGTCGTCTACTTCACTCCTAAGGCGGCGATACCGGCGACCGCTGAGATGTGGTTCGTGCACGGCACTTACGACCGTGAGTACGCCATGGAGTGGTTCCTGGACTCGCTGGGCATCACCCCCGGGTACCAGGTCGCCGAGCACGACGTGCTCTGGTACCTGGACGGTGACACCCCCCGGCCGGACAACAGCATCACAGCGATCGACCCCGCGGGGAACTGGACCACACCACTGGATGACTCGGTGGTGCAGTGGTCCGGAACCATCGGAAACTCGGTGTCCCGCTGGTTGTCGCCCAGTCAGATGCGGGGCACCGTCGTGTGTCAGATCGACTGGCCGCAGGACGAAGCGATCCCCTGCGAGCCGGTGATGATCTCCGACCCGGTGTCCAGCGCGTTGGGCATGTGGGTCGGGCTGCTGGGCATCGACACGCTGACCCACGATGCGCGCGGCGGCGACGTCGACGTGATCAACCGGCCGGACCCGGTTGCCACCAGCAGCATGCGGTCCTGGGAACGCGGCAAGCTGACGCTACTGACCACCAGCCGGGCGACGCGGGACAGGCTGTTGAACATCGCTGCGTCCGGTCGGGTGCTGTTGCTGCGCAACCCGGACCCCGACTACCCCGAGAACAACTGGTACCTGGCCGTCGGCACTTTGAGCGAATCCCGGGTGAGCCCGGACCACCGGTTCGGATACCGAGCCTGGGAGCTGCCCTTCACCCGCGTTGCCCGGCCGACCGGCCTGATCGAGGCCAGCTCTGAGACCACCTGGGACGACGTCGCCGAGAGCTGGACCTGGGACCAGCTCAAGGCGGCCAGGGCAACCTGGCTGGACGTCATCACCCAGGGGGTGAACGCCTGATGCTGGCGATCAGCCCGCTGTTGGAATCGGCAGCGCCGTACTCCCAGACCTTCTCGCAGCGGGTCGACATCCTGCGTGGCGACCAGGTCGTGCTGCCGAACGTGGCGGTGTCCGGTGGCAAGATCACCGCCGAGCGCACGAAGACCCCGCGGTTGAGCTGTTCGCTGGACCTGGCGCTGGAAGCCTGGAAGCCGCTGGAGTTCGGCAACAACGTGCACCGGGTCCGGGTGCTCCGCGGCGTCGAATCCCTGGGCCGCCGAGAAGTACTGCAACAAGGCATATTCCGCATTGACGACATCAGCCGCACCGAAGACGGACAGGTGTCGTTGGCTTGCTCCGGGCTGGAGCAGTACATCATCAACGGCCGGTTCATCATCCCCCGCGTGCCGCCATACGGCGCCAGCACCACCGGCACCATCACCAACCTGATCCGGGAGATCCTGCCCACGGCCAACGTTCGGGTCCAGACCACCCGCAACCAGGCCATCACCATGACCGACGTGTGGGAACGGGACCGGTGGGACGCCATTGACGACCTCGCCGCCAGCATCGAGGCCGAGGTGTTCGTGGACGCCCGTGGTGACTTCGTCATCGCCGACGAGCCGTCCGTCACCGGGGAACCAGTCATCTGGCTGAGGCAGGGAGAGGGCGGGCTGCAGGTCACCCAGACCTACAGCCGCACCCGCGACCAGGTCTACAACGCTGCGGTCGCGATGAACCAGAACACTGTCCCGGGAGCGGCGCCGATCTGGGGTTGGGCCTACGTCGATGACCCCAACGACGAGCTGTACTTCTACGGTGACTTCGGACAGGTGCCCCGGTTCCACCTGTCGCAGTTCTACAGCCAGTCCTTCCAGTGCACTCGGTACGCACGCAAGCTGCTCATCGACGCCGTGGCCAAGAACGCCGGCCTCAAGTTCACCACCCCGGCCACCGTGTGGTGGCTGGAGGTCGGGGACCTGGTCGGCGTCGACATGCTCGACGGTACCCAGGAGATCCACCTGCTCGTCTCCATGGACGCCGACCTCAGCCCCGGGGGAACGATCTCGTTCGACACCCTGACCACCAAACGGGCCGCCCGGCTGGACGATTTCCCCGAAGGGTCGCTGGCCTGATGGACCTGGGCGACGTCATCGACCAGACCCCCGGGGTCCGCGTCGTCAAAGGCACCGTCATCCGCATCACCGGGGACACCTTCACCATGGGCTACCTGGGCGGGGAAGTGCCCGGGGTGAGCCACCTCGACCAGTACACCCCGATCGAGGGGGACATCGTGCACGCCCTGGTCATCCCCCGCGGCGGCTGGCTGGCTATCGGATCCACCAACGGAACCGGCACCGACCCCGGATCGGTCCCGTTCCCCCCGATCACCGGAACGGTCACCGCCGACGGCTTCGCCACCTACATCGCCGGGAGCGGCGGCGCCTGGGTGACCGGCACCCTGGCGCAGGCGCCGGATCGGATGGCCTGTTGGTTCTACGACATCTCGCTGTTCAGCACCTACGACGGAGCGGCGCTGGCGTCCTTCGAGATCGAGATCACCCGCACCTCGGGTGGCCCTTTGGACATGCAGCTGCACAACACCGCCGGTGCCGGCGGCGCCCTGAGCGTTGCGGCTCCCGGCCCGTACGTGCCGACCGAAACCCCGCCGGTGGGGACTCCGACGTGGGTGGCACTGCCGGTCGGGTGGGGAGAGCTGCTGGCCTCCGGGCAGGCCCGGGGGGTAGGAATAGGCCTGGGGCAGCACAATGGCGTATATGCCGGTACCGGACGCCTACGCTTCACCACCATCTGAGAGGGCAGCATGAAGCTGACAGAGTTCGCCGTACCGGACCGTTCCGGGCGGATCAATGGCCGCGGCGACGAACTGACCAGCCGCGAGTGCGGGGTGGAGATCCGGCTGGTCGAGGCGTGCGACTACCCGTTCGGCGAGACCCCGGTGATCGGTACGGACACCAGCCTGCCCGGGGCGTTCAAGACGGTGCCGTTCGCCATCGACGGATTCCTGCGGCGCGGCACGTTCTGCGCCGAGCCTGACGACCTGGCCTGGTTCGGCCGGGCCTTCCAGGACACCCTGGACTACGTGCTCGGGTGGATGTTCACCATCGCGCACGCCGCCGGGTCCGAATCCTGGATCGGCGACAACAACGTGCAGTCGGTGTCGTTGGCCGGGAACACCGACGCCCAGCGGCTGGCCGGCATCCTGGCCGGGCGCAAGCAGTGGCGCAAGACCGTGGTCGCTGAGGGCGGGCCGGTGCTGCACCTGCCGCCGAGCTGGGTGCCGGGCATGGTCGCCGTCGGACTGCTTACCCCGGACGGCGAACGCACCACCATCGGCGATGTCGTGGTGGTCAGCGACGGCTACGACGAGAAGGGCATCGCGTTCTGGACCGGGCCGGTGCAGATCAAGGTCGGCAAGATCAACACCGAGATGGTGCCGCGGTCCAGAACCAACGACGAGGTCAATGTGCTGGACACATTCGCGCAGATCATCGTCTCGCCGTGCTCGATCGTGCGCGTCGGCGCCTACTCCTGATCCCGATGAGAACGGTTGACCGACACTGATATTCTCGGATCATGGACCTGTTGCAGCGCGAGCTTCCGGCGGGGGCCGAACGCGCCGTGGGCCCGAACACGACCTTGGACCACCAGATCCTGCGAGTGTTGCAGCGGGGCGACGGGCGGATGGAGTGGACGCCGCGGGAGATCACCCACCAGCTGGAGGCCCGGCCGCAGGACGTGTGGCGGCGGCTCGGGCTGCTGGTGGAGCGGGGACTGGTGCACCGGGCCAAGGTGCCGGACGGTCCGAAGCGGGGACCGGGCAGCCACACCTACAGCGTGACGCGGTCCATCGGGTCCGGCACGGCCGACGAATCCTGACCTTCACCGGGCGGGTCCTGGCCAGCGCGACCAGTGCGCGGACCGGGGTGTACCGCTGGACCGAGCTGGTCGCTTACCGGGTGGTCGACGGCAGCTACCTGCTGAGCAAGGTCGGCCGATCCCAGCTTGCCCACCGGTCGGAGTGCGACCGGGTGAACAGGTGGATGGTCACCTGGTCAACGGCCGGCGAGGAGGCCCGGGTCCGGCGCGTGCCCTGCCCCGAGTGTGCGCCCGAGGTCGGCGATCGGATGGATCCGCACACCGTGCTGGAGGCCACCCGGCTCACCGCGCTGGTTGCTCAGGACATCCCTGAGCTGACCGACCTGCTGCTGGCCGGTCGCCCCGGGCAGCCGGCTCACGACCCCCGCCGGTTGTCCCCACTGGTGGCCCACATGGTGGAACAACTCTGTGTGACCGCTGACGGCTTCGCGGCGCACTGGTCCACCCGGACCAGCGAACGTTCGGTGACCGTCATCAGGGATACTTGGTAACGCCGCCGGAACAACCACGCCAGGGAGGCAACGTGGCCCGCGGCACGAACCCCGGGGTGTTCCGGAATCTGTTGTTCCGGACTCCACCGCACCACCCCGATGCGCGGGACGTTTACCTGGGCGGGTGCGGTGCGATCACCTTCATCCGCGGGCTGCTCTACCTGGTGAACGATCCGGCGGGCGCCGTGTTCGCCCAGGCCGGCACGCTGTTCATCTCCGTCTGGGCGTGGGTCTGGGTGGTGGGCGGGGCGTTCATCGTCGTGGTGTCGTTCACCGGGCACAAATGGGTCGAACTCGATCGGTATGCGGCGTTCCTGCTCATGATGATCTGGTGGATCTGGGGCGGCTTGTATCTGTTGTCGTCCACCATTGACTCCGAGCGGCGGGCTGCCGATCTTTACACCGGGATGACCCTGGTGCTCACCGGGATCGTGTTGTCCGCCGGGGTGATCCTGGGGATCCGCAAGACCCAGGAGATCCAGCTGCGGCAGGTCGCGGTGGGTCGTATCCGCGAGCTGGAGGCGGACAACGCGGCGCTGGCCGCGGAGAACGAACGGCTGCGGATCAGCTGTGGTCGGGGAGAGGCGGCGGACGGATGACCGACCTCAACCCCTGGCTCGCGGCGCTCGGCGTCATCATCGCCGCGGCTCTGGCGTCCATCGGTACCCTGGCCGCGGCGCGCTGGTCGCACCGCAACGAGCAGGTTCGGCTGCGCAACGAGCTGGTGACCATCCTCGGGCACGACCGGGACTCGCTGTCCGAGGCGGCGGAGAAGGCACGGGCGCGGGCCAACGAAGTTGACTCCGAGCTTGAGCTGGTCCGCGACCAGCGGCGGGCCACGATGGACGAGCTGGCCGCGACCAAGATCGCCCACCGGGAAGCCGTGGCCGAGATGACGGCCAACCACCGGACGGCCCTGGAGGAGCGTGATTCGCAGCGGCGGCAGGTCGAAGCCACGCTGTCCGATGTGCGTCGACAGTTGGCCGAGACCGAACGGGAACTGGCCAGGTGTCGCGACGAGGTCACCCGGCGGGGGAACATGATTGACGCCCAGGCCAGTGTGATCGCCGAACTACGCGCCCGGTTCGGGCCGATACCGCCGAGCGCCGGCGGGACAGGAGGAGGAATCTGATGGCGTCGCAAAGTGCATACGGAGGCAATCCGAACGCCGGCGTCAACGTCAACGCCGACCACGGTTGGGGCGGGTACCAGTGGCCCGGCGGGGTGCCATCAAGCCTGCTCGGGACCACCAGCTATCAGCAGGTGAACGGGGCGAAGCAGGTCATCCGCGTCACGGTTCGTCGTGAGCTGGTCGGGCTGTTCACGCTGGCGTTCGCGTTGGCCGACCGCAAGCACGGCTACCAGATCTGGGCCAGCCGCAACGGTGAGACCTGGGGGCCGTGGTCGTACGAGAACCGGGCGATCGGCGGCACCTCGACCGCGTCGAATCACTCCCGCGCGAAGGCCATCGACGTCAACGCTCCGAACAACCCGCAGAGTTACACCTTCCAGTGCGACATGCCACCTGGCATGGTGAACGACTGGGAACGGATCGGGCTGTGCTGGGGCGGCCGATATGGCGGTGGCACGAAGTACGACACCATGCACTTCGAGTACGGCTACAGCCCGTCCGACGTTGCCGGACACACTGCCCTCGCCCAGCAGCTTCTCGGCACCGACCCCGGCAAACCGACCGCCGACTGGTTTCCTGATGTGATCACCCGAGACGAATGGACCGCCGTCGTGCGCGAGGCGTTCCCGGTAAGGAGTGCGTGATGGCGCTGAGCAAGGACGACCTGGTCTCCGGGCTGCGGGAGGGGCTGACCGGTCGCAGCTACATCGACAAGAACACCTACACGCTGGTGCAGTTCGCCGAGTTCATCGACATGAACGTCAACAACTACGGCACCGAGATCCGCTCGTTGGTCAAGTCGGTGTCGAAGGTCGGCGGCAACGAGATGTCGGTGGGCGAGTTCGCAGCCTGGGCCGACTACTACCTCACCACCACCATCCCGGCACTGATCAAGCAGGAGGCGCAGAACGCCGGCGCACCCTTCAAGCTGATCCGGCACAAGGACACCGGCGCCGTGTACGCCTGGACGCTGGGCGACGGCACCCGCCCGCTGTTTTGGCATGTGACGAGCAACGACCAGCTGTTCTTCCTGCAGAGCAGCCGGCTGGCCGGGCCCGAGGTCATCGACGCCGAGACCAACCTGATCACGTTCCTGCGCAATGAGATCCTGCTGCGGTTCGCAGTGGACAAGTCGGGCGTCGAGGAGCTGGTGCCGGTGACCCCGCCGCCGCCACCGCCGACGTACACGGTGGTCTCCGGGGACACGTTCTCCAAGATCGCGGCCAAGCTCGGCGTCACGGTGGATGCGCTCAAGGCGGCCAACCCGCAGGTCACCAACATCGACCTGATCAACGTCGGTCAGGTGCTGAACGTCCCAAAATAGGGTTCGTCCCGCCGGACGTGCGTGACCGCTACCGGCAGGACGTGGACCGGGCAGTGGCCGAGTTCGGCGCCGGCTCCGGCCGGCGGTGGACGGCGGACCAGATCTCCAAGGCCAAGCGGATCTGCTACCGCACGGTGTGGACCGAGTGCGACTGGCGGAACTGGGCCAACCCCCGCGTGCCCACGTCCATCGACTTCAAACCCAACGACGGGTACCCGCCCAACGGCGGCAGCCTGGACTCGATTGGCATCTTCCAGCAGCGGCCGGCCAGCGGCTGGGGTTCGATCGAGGGGTCGATGAGTCCGTTCACCGCGACTACCCGGTTCCTGTCCGCGATGCTGGGGGACGCCCCGAACTGGTACACCGAGCAGGACGAAGCGGTCACCTGCCAGCGGGTGCAGCGCAGCCAGTTCGACGGGGTCAAGATCAATCCGGCAACGGGCAAGCCCTATCCTTACGCCCAGAACTACCGGGACCGGACGGCGCAGACGCTCGCGGTGGAGGCTGACATGCTGTACTTCACCCACTTGACCGAGCCCGCCATCCTCCCGGTTCGGATACCGTTCGTCATGAAGAGGTGACAGGATGTCGATGCCCGTTTCGATCCCGCTGACACTGCGTGTTGAGGGCATCGAAGAGGTCACCACGGCAATTGGCAGTCTCCAGCTGGCCGTCGAGGATCAGCTGCAAACACTCAGAATGGAGTTGACCACCCGAATGGCCACCATCGAGGAGCAGGTCGCCGCCGCCAACGAGGCGATCAACGGCGTCACCGGTGACATCGTCCGGATCAAGGACGAGCTGGCTCAGGCCCTGGCCGACAACCAGGGTGCCATCGACGCCGCGGTCGAGACCGCGATGTCCAACGCCAGCACCCAGCTGCAGGGCGTCGTGGACCGGCTCCAGGCTCTGGATGCCGAGAACCCCGCGCCGGAGACCCCGGCCGAGCCGCCCGCGGAGCCCCCGGTGGAAGAGCCGCCCGCGGAGCCGCAGCCGTAGTTACGGCGTCACGTCCTGTCCGAGAGCCCCGATCCGCGGATCGGGGCTCTCGTCGTCTTCGGAGTCGTCCACGTCCGCCGGCGACCAGGCATCCATGTCCTGCGCACTGCGCTGGCGGGGCAGCACCGGCCAGTCGTTTGCCGGCTCCGCGCTCACCGGTGCACCGACAGTCCGGCCGTGATCGCCGGCTGCGCACCGGCCCCGTTGGCGTAGGCCATGGCCGAGCCCGGCCGGGCAGCCACCCCCTCGGCGATGGCCTGCTCGTGGGGGCGGTACCGATGCAGCTCCGGTGGTACGTCGCGGAGCGCGCTCTCGAAGGTCCACGAGATCCGGGCGGTCTCCTGCCCGATGTCGCACGGGTTGGATGCCCTCTCGGCGAACACCGCCTTGAGCGCGGTGGCGGTCTGCTCGTGCGCCTCGGTGGTCATCCGCAGGATGGTGTGGTCCCGGACCACACTGGCCAGCCACTGCGCCCCGTTCGGATCCGGGGACGCCAGTGCGTGCCAGCCCCGGAGGCCGAGGTCGGCGCGGTTGGTCAGCGTCGAGATGCCGTTGCGGTGCAGGGTGAGGGTGTCGCCGGGGGCGGTCGGGCGGTAGAACCGGGAATCCCACACCGGGCTGCGGGCGATCAGGTTGTTCTCCCGGATCCAGTTCTCCACCGTGCTGGTGGCCGGCTCGATCCCGGAGTGGTGCAGCGCCGCGATGCCGTCGTAGACGACCTGGTGCAGCGGGTCGGAGAACTCGCCGCGGCGCAGCTGCAGCAACGCTTCGGTCTTGTCCTTGGTCGGGTCGGTCATCACCGTGGCCAGCAGCGACTGCTCGGCGGCCGGGTCACCGATGACCTGGTCATCGACCAGAGCGGTGGAGTAGACGGCGTTGTTCTCTGGCATCTCACGTTCCTCCGGCGGGCGCTTGGACTGGACGAGCCAGTCCTTGTAGGTGATCAGCGGGGTGCCCTGGTCACGCAGCTCCCGGAGCCGGTCAGCGATCTCGGTATCATACCCGCCGGTCAACTCGATCAGGTTGGACCACTGGCGAGCGCGCTCGGCCCGGTAGTCCTCCACCATCTGGCGGTGCCCGCACAGGGTGGCACACCCACCCATCCCCTTGGCGCATGGCATCGCGCGTGGTCAGTCTGACTCGTCGGGCACCGGCACCAGCTCGAACACACGGGCGTGGTCGAGCTTGCCGGCGAACTCGCGGGCCGCCTTGCGGTCGTGAAAGATCGAAGAGCCGACCGTTTCCCACCCCGGGACCTGTGCGCCGGAGGCCTGCATGGTGGCGGACGGTGACCAGCGCAGCACGACGAACCGTTCACGCTCGTCGCCTGTGCTCACCCGAAGTCCCCAGGGGCGTCGGCCAGGTGGTTCTGGAGCAGCACGGCGGCCACCGTGCCGTCGGCCTCCAGTTGGGCGCCGCGGTCATGCTGGTTGCGCGCCCAGGTCAGTGCACTGATCAGGCCTCCGGCCTCGCCCCAGGAGAGTCGAAACTTACCCCACGCGGCAAGGAACACCAGCCCTTGAGCATCCGCGAAGTCCCACGGAGCGGGCGGGTCCGAATGCTTCATGCGCGAGTCGGGCTCGGCGCCGAAGTCAAGGTGGACCTCGAAGGTCTCGAATGAAGCTATCTCCATGAGGAGCACTCTACCGGGAGTATCACAGGGGTTGTCAACTGTCGTAGGGCTGTGGCAGAGTGCCCGGCGTGGCAGACCTACAGACTTCGTTCTCCGACATCAGTCGGGCCAGCTGGTGCGCCCGGTCCTGGTGGCTGGGCACCTACCGCGGGCTGCGGCTGATCAAGGAGCCCGTTTCCGGCCCGCTGCCATTCGGCTCCCGCTACCACCTGGTGCTCGAACACGCCCGCAAGGCCGATCGGGAGTACGACCCCGACTGGCTGCAGGCCAAGTGGACCGAGCTGAGCGAGCACGAATGGGATTACATCCGCACCAAGTGGGGGATCACCGAGCGGTCCGATCGCGAGCTGAAAGAGCACCGCATGGGGCACGCCATGTTGGGGGCCTACCCGCAGTGGCTGGAGGAGACCAACCACGAGGCGCTGTGGGAACACCTGGATGCCGAACACCAGTACGGCCAATGGATCCCGGTGAAGATGCCGGACGGCCGGCAGGTCGACATGCTGCTGCGCGGCAAGTCCGACGTCCGGGAACGCCGCCGCTCCGACGGGGCCGTGTTCATCCGCGACGACAAGACCGCCGGCGACCTGTCCCCGAACACCCAGGACAAGCAGGAGCGCTCGGTACAGGGACCGCTGTACCTGTGGCTGGAGATGCTGGAGGCACCTTCGGACCAGTGGTCGGCCGGCATCAGCTACACCATGCACCGCAAGGTCATGCACACCGCGCGTGCTACACCCCCGTTCTTCGCCCGGCTCGACGTGCAGATCGGTGCGGAGCGGATGAAGGCGGCCAAGCGCAACATCATCGCCAAGGTCAGCCGGGTCGTCACCATGACCGAGCAGCTGGACGACGGGCAACCGCCGGACCTGGTCGCGCCGTACACCGTCGGATGGTGGTGCAACAGCTGTCCTTTCAAGGCGCCGTGCGACCTGATGCAGCGCGGCTACAAGAACGGTGCCGCCGAAATGCTCGACACGTTGTTCGAGGTCGGCGACCCGTTCGAGCGCTACGAGCAGGACATGGAGGCGGTGGACAACATGCTCTAGGAGTATACTAGTGATGGTAAACACAACGCCGGAGAAGGGGCCTCATGCCCACCGCACAAGCTGCGCCGCCCGACCTGCACCAGACGCTCACCGCGCTGATCCATGGCCGAGCAAAGACCGGAAAGTCCCTCATGGCAGCGTCTTTGACCAAGCCGCTGCTCTACCTCGATGTGGAGTTAGGTGCTCAGTTCCTGCCGATGGCCCGGAGAGTCTGGGATCCGTCCACCCCGATACCCAGGATGGACGGAACCTGGGACACCGCGGTCGTGCGGTGCACGTCCTGGGACGACGCCGAGGCCGCCCTGGACCAGGTGCGGTCACGGGCGCACCCGTTCAAGGGCATCGCCGTCGACTCACTCCAGGCTCTGCAGAATCGGCTGATCGGCAAGGTCGCCGGTCCGACGTCAGCGGTGGAGATCCAGCAGTGGGGCGAGATCCTGCGCATGCTGCAGAACTTCACCGAGGGACTGCGGGACATGACCAATCACAAGCGGTGGCCGGTCATGGAAGTCCTTGTTACGTGCCCGACCTCACTGCGGGACGGCACCTGGGGACCACACCTGCGCGGGCAGATGGGCATCATCGCGCCCTACCTGTTCGACCTGACCGGTTACCTGTACGTGGAGGATGAGTTCAACCGAAAGACCAACGCCACCGTGCAGGTCCGCAAGCTGCGGACCCGTCGCACCAAGGACATCGAAGCCGGGGAGCGGGTCGGCGGGAAGATCCCGGCGATCTACACCCTGCCTATGGTGACCGGAACCCCGGAGGAAGTGAGGAAGGCCAACCTCACGTTCCGAAAGCTACGAGCGGACGTCTACCGGCGAGTGGACGGTGCCCCGGTGGGCATCGCGCCGCCTGTCCCCTCCGAGCCGCCAGCACCACCGGCGTCGCCACCGCCCAGCGGCGGTCCGGCGCCCGATGTACCCGCACAACCCGTAACGCCAACCGGCACAGCCACACCGAAGGAGACCACCAATGGCTGAGTTCAACCTGCTCGACGCACTGTCGGGCCTGTCCAAGACCGACCTGGGGGAGTTGCTGCCCGAGGGCATGTACCCCATGGTGGTCGATTCCTGCGAGTACCAGGTGTCCAAGAACAAGGGCACGCCGGGATGGACCTACAAGGCCACCATCACCGACGGCGAGTTCGAGGGCGAGCACCTGGAGGGCACCGCCTGGTACTCCAAGACCACCCGCGGTATGCAGCTGTACTGGCAGCAGATGCAGGCCCTGGGCGTGACCCTGCCCTGGGTGCAGGCCACCAACCCCGGTCCCGAAGACATCGCCAAGTCCATCGTGGGCGCCCGGTTCATGGGTGACGTCGGCATCGAGGAGCCGCAGGCCGGCAGTCGCCAGCGGCGTCGGAACCGGCTCATCGCCTCCACGCCTATC